GATGTAATTGTGCCTAAAGGACCAACGTTCCCGTTTGTGTCTAGAGATACTGCTTTCTCTGCCGGGTAGGTACAAAAAACGCTTGCTTGGTTTCCTACAAGATTAACCGGGGAAGTAGTGCCAGAGGAGTTGGCAATGACTACTGTTCTACTTAAAGTATTAGGCGATCCTGAGTTAACCTGCCCATATCCTACTTCCCATATACCAGAAGCACGATCATATATCGAATAATAGGTGTAGTTTCCTGATCCAATACCAGATACAAAGGTCTGGTATCCAAGCGAAGCACCGCCTAAAGATAGCGTTCCTGTCCCTGATGTGGACGTTACTTCTTGTACTCGATCAGCGACTACGAAAGCCATTTAAGGCTCCTTATAAATTTAGCGTTAGAGTCTAATCAACGCAGTGGTAGACGTATTAATTGGTAGGGATACAGTAAAACTAGGACCCGCATTTTTATCTGAACCCCAATTCAGTACAGCAATTGAACGATTGCTTTTTGTTATGTTATATAGCAACGCACCTCTGCAAACAAATGATACGTTAGTCCAAGTAACATTATTAAAGCTTACATAGACAATGTTTTTTACCGTATCTGTCTGTATTGTTACCCCAGTAACAAGTTGCCCCCCGGCTACATAATTTGTACTCACTACCTCATTCCCACTGGTATAAGCAGGAGTATTGGCGTTTAAATCTGCGTTTGCTGTGTAAAGAGCAAGATAGAGTGAATCCGTTGTAAGGTTTTGTAAGCCTTGTAGGATGTCAGATTTGAATGAGTTGGTAACGGTTTGAGTTATCATACGACCCTATATTTAGGATTTCCATCGCGATACGAATCGCCTTTCTCTTTGGAATCGCCTAATTGCTTGAGGAGTTGTAGGGCAGTATCAGCTCGATCTTTATATTCAGTGACAGTATCTTGTTCACCCTTTAGGTAAATAATCGCTTCCATCAAGCTGTAGTTAAGCAGAGCAACGTCAAACTCATCACCAAGCCAAGTCTCTCCGTTGATGTTGTTGATTGCTGTAACAGCTACGCTCCATGTTGGAGTTCCACCCGTAAATGGAAGTACTGCTGTCAATACATCCCCCGCAGCGTACCCAGTTCCGGGGTTTAGCAAAGTAATCGAGCTAATAGAACCTGACGTAACGATGATGTTTGCTACAGCACCAGAACCCGTTCCACCGGTAAGCGCTGTCGCATAGTAAGAGCCATTTGTATATGTACCAGATGTTGTCGGGTTCCCAAGCGTTGCAATCTGAGCTTGAACAATCGATACGGGGTAATAATTATAATGAAGCTCTGCATTGTAGTTTTGATCTGGCGTTGGGCCAACAATAAACGACATTGCGTTTTGATTGGTATATTGAGGTCCAAACAAAGCATAGTACTGAGGAACCCCAGTTGAAGTTGGATAGGAGAACGCTTCCCTAATAAAGCTAACGTCTTTATTCAACAGATACTGATAAGGCCCTTGGAACTGAGCGTTTGTTAAAGCAGAAGAGGTAGCATCTGCGGAAAGCTTGGCGCTATTGTTTCCAACAATAATTACTGTTGTTCCAAACGGAATGCCTGAAGCCGACACTAGTTGGCCTACCTGAACGTTTAAACCGTTATATGTAATAACGTTACTGCCAGATACAGTTGTGATTGATCCACTTACGTTTGTATAGATAGCTAACGAGAAGGTAGATAGCCAATCGTTAGGACAAGATAAGTATGGGCTTGCAGTAGTGACCTGCCCAGTTACGTTCTTACGTAACGCTGGCAACTGAACCGAGTTATATATTCTCTGTTCAGCTTGTTGAATGAAACGATTAACAACTGCTGTAGGAAAGTTATTTTCCGTATATTCGGCAATCGCTGTAACAAGGTCACTGTAATACATTAGGCCATCGGTCCTCTAGACATTTTACCTTTAGTAGCAGCTCCAAAGCCACGCATCTCTATCCCGGACGACTTAGGCTCATCAGAAACACCATAACTAACACCAGAAGGAATTGGATCAGAAAGGCGAGCTTCTGCTCGGGACTTACTGGTAGCGAACGTGCCGCGATCCATAACTTCAGTTCCTTCCACTTTTTTTCCAGACATTGTATGAGGTTTTGCATATTCACTCGCGGGTTTAATGTTTTTCATTTACGACCACCTTGATTATTGGCTCGGGCCATGTTCCTACCCTCTGCCTTCATAGATTCACTAGAAACTCCGGAAGCGCCACCTTTGGATAACTTGGTTGGCTTCATGCCTGAGTGCATATGTTTCTCATGCTTGTGTATCTCTTGATCTGCAATCTTTTTAACTGTTTTCTTTTCCATGATGACTCCTAATTGTTTGATATGGTACATGTACCAATCTTGAACTGAACGTTTAAATCGTTAGGGGTTAAGCTTGCGTCTATGCCTGAAGAACCTCCTATAGGGTTCCATCCCCATTGAAATATTCTGCTTCCTTCTTCCTGATAGCCATTCTGCGTTACTGCATTCCCGGTAGACGAATTGGTTCTAATACCGCTTGTTCCAGATGCGTAATAGCTTACATCAGGTCTCGGTTCGCGAACAGCCTGTGGGTCATATACAGGATACATACCCAAAGACAACTGAGGCTGATCCGGGTCCCAACATTCAGGACAAACCTTAATCTGGAAAAGCTTTGTCTTAATAATCTCTTTTTTAAGGTCTTTGAGCATGAATCGTTGTCCACAACGATCACACTCTGCAATTGCATACTTTCCACTGGCATATTGCGTTGCCATTACCGCATCATCTGCCTAGGAGATAGCCGTAAAACTTCTTTCTCTCTGTCTTCGCCAGCCATCATGTTGAACTGTTCTTCGTATTGAGCTTTTAATTCTGCCGTTCTTGGGAATGCCTCAGTAACCTTTACCGATAGATAATAGGTTAAGCCAGCAATAATCGCTGGCAAAGCACGGAACGGAATGTCTGCGTTTAAACTTCCACTCGTTGTATCTTGGATTCTGCGAAGCCGCCAATACACAAACGTATAATTGCCTCCAGAATCGGGCGTAGGCCATACATTGATAGTATTGACGTTATATACCGAAATAAACGATCCTGAAGGCTGTGCTGACGCCGTAGTGCCATTCTGACCCCTAGCGCACAAGTTCAAAACGTTGTTTTCGATATTGTTGTAATAGATTTGCTCACCGTTAATAACAACATATCCAGAAGAAGCAAGCTTTGATCCGTCCGTAACTGGAATAGATGTTGCTATTGCGGTGACATCTCCAGATAGTTGTACTGTTGTCTGGTTACTTTGTGCTGTTTGTCTGTTTACCCAAACCTGAATAGGACGACCTTGCGCCAATTTGTTTGGGATTGTCGAGTACATTGTCTCGGAAATTCGGGTGATGTTAATGTCCATCTGACCTGTAGTGCCTTCGTTTTGACGAATCACATGGTCTAGCAGGTCAATGGTATTGTCAGGCAGTGGATAGGCTACCTGACCGGGTACAAGCGGAATCTCTCCCTGCTCAATCGTCCATAAGTTAATCCCACGATTGGCCCACTCTATCGTCAGTAAATTCATGCTACGCCGAGCGGTACGAAGCTGATAGCCTGTACGCATCTCGACACCGCACCGTTCATAAGCTTCTTCTGCTATCTCATTAAACGGTAGATTGAATACTGAAGAACCGCTTGTAGTCATCTATTACACCTGTGGTGCAATTAAATCGTTGTGTTGCGCTGAATCATCAGATGCTGTTCCTGCAATCGGTTCAACTGGTTCTGCCGGTAATCCAATCGGATTTGGGGCAACAACGGGTTCACTGGCAACAACTTGATTAGTTTCTTGAGTGGCGATGGGAGCTTGTACGGTAATATTTTCATTAACCATTTCCTGTAGTGCGTTTACGATGTGATCTAAATGTGCGTGTGCGTTCTTTCCATATGCATTGAAAAGAGACTCGCAACGTGCATTTAACTCTTTGAGAAGCATTAGTGTATCTTCGTTACTCAGTTGCAAAGTATTCATTTCTTTTTCCTTGTTTTCGCTGATTGTTTAAACGCTTCTTCAGTAGGAGCGCCTTCACTCCCAGCTTTACGCATGTGTTCTTTTGAACCATGTTTTATCCGCTGTTGCTTTGCATGAATGTTATCGTACAAACCAACTTTTCCACCCTTTGCATATTCGGTGAAATCGGTATTATCCCGGCGAGACTTCTTTTTCCCACCGGGCATCTTGGATGGATTAACTGCTCCCATACCGCGAGATGACATCATTTTACTTAGTCTTCCCGCCGTGGCACATTTTTTCTACATGTTCATGATGATGCTTATTACCATGCATTCCACCGTCATGTTCTTTCAAATGCTTCTCTACATGCTCATGATGGTGAACGTGACCGCCGTGTGCAAAATGACCGTCATGCTCTTTCAGATGTTCTGCAACATGTTCGTGGTGATGTTTATGTCCGTGTGACATGAGTTACTCCTTAGCAAATTTTGGTGCGGGTATGGCCTTTACGGGCAATACCATCAGCACGATGATGGGCTTCTGAACCAACATGACCGCCTTTGGCAAACTTATGCAGTTTACCACCTTTCTTCATGGCCTCTTCTTTAGGTAATACTTTCTTGCCATCATCACCTAAGTTATGACCGCGTGTATGACCACGTTTCTGAACAGCAGACTCGCCAAACTTCTCGAGCTTGTTTGAACCCTTTTCCACGTCATGAGACATGTTTCGTGGTCCTATTGTCTCACCACCCTTAGCCATCTTTTTAACCTTGCCTCCATGCTTCATACCGCCCATAGGAGCGCCCATGGGTGCAGCAACAGGCTCATGATCAACCATAGGGCGGCGTGATCCACCTCGTTTAGCAGCCATCAAAGCAGCTAGGCGCGGGTCCATACCGGGGCCGCCAATAGCCATCTTTTTGACTTTGCCGCCATGTTTCATGGCATGCGCTTCACGCTCTTCTTCATCTGCTAAATGACGAAGTTGTTTAGCTTCTTTAGCTTCTTTTGCTTTCTCTTTCATGTGACCACCTTGTTTAAATGTTTTGCCTTTATCGGCGTTTGAAAAATCCTCTCCTACTGACTGAGGAACTCCTGCCTTCTTTGCAAATGCCTTGTTATGGGCGATTGCTTCCATAAATCGATGTTGTTTAGCTGATGAACTTGGCATTATTTACAATTCCATCTTTTGAGTGATGCGGCTTTGCGAGTTGGTCTGCCTTTATCATCTTTCATGGGTCCGGGCATTCCAGACATCCTCGCGCAAAATGACTTGCGTCTATTAGCATCTTTCTCTGTTTTAGGATGCGGGGCGGGAGCTTTTAGGTTGCTCCCCGTGGCTAAATTATACTTAGCACGTCCCTTGGCAGTTAAACCCGCTCCTTTTGAGACCGGGAGTTTTTCGCCCTTACCTATAGACAAAGATGTTGACTTAGCCATAAATAAC